TTCTTTTAATTGTTTTTCGACATCAAATTCTTCTAAACCTTGAGAACTCATTTATATTAATATAATAAAAATTTTATTATATTGTTTTCAATTTTATTATTTAGATTCGGGGAGCCATATAGTATCGCAATTTGCACATAAATATACAAATTTCATATTTTTATCATCATAACGTATATATAATATTTCTTTATCTATATTTTTTTTTGATTCTCCTCCTTTAGATTCTGCTTCTTCGGTATTTGATTTGTTTAAATTACTTGGACATTCAAAATTTGGACAATCTATATTATGAATTCTTGGAAGAGTAGGGTCCAATTTTGTATATTTATTTATTACATTTTTATAATTCATTTTAGTTTTAACTTCAGTTTTGCTGACATATAAGTTATTTAAATTTTGAACTAATGATGTATCTTCATTACCGCAATTTCTGCAATAATAAATTAATTTATCAGTATCTTCTTTTAATAATTTTAAATAATACATATTACCACATTTGGGACAGAAATGCATGTTTTATATAATATAAAACAATATATATTTATTTCAATTTTATTAATTAATTAAATTTCAGTAAATATTTTTTGAAATTCTATATATAAATTTGTATAATCAATAAAACAAGACATATTATAAATTCTTGCGATTATTTCTTTTTTTTGTTTATTCTTTTCTTTTAATTTTTGTATATAATTTAAAATATTATCTTTATTTTTTTTGATATAATTAGTATAGATTTCAGAAAAGACGCTACATTTACCCATGAGGTGTCGTTTTTCTTTTTTTAAATTTCTTAAAATAGCAATTTCTAAATTTTTATAAGTAATGATGTTATGATATGCTTTAAAAGAGCTGTGTGTTTCTTTAATCCCAGGTTCATTGAGTAAAGAGTTATTATGTAATAAAGTAACTAACATTAATAAAACAGATTTAATACTTTGACAAGAAGTCCATTGTTCACCTTTCCATGTATTAAGAATACTTATACAAACTTTACCATTTCTATATAAATTGGGGTGGAATCTTGTAACATTATCATTAGTAATGTATTTTAATTTTGGAGGAGAAAAAGGATAATCATAAGGAAATTTAAATTCAAAACAATATCCTCCATATCTGTAAATACAATCATCTGGTCCAAAAATAATAGCATAACCTTTTAACATATTTTCTTCATCATGAGCATAATATATACCATTATCTGTCAATGGTTCTTTTATAATATCTACTATATCCTTCTGTAATCTTCTTTTATTTGTTTTTGACATTGTTATTTTTTTTGGTTCTTTATCCGACATATAACTATATTTATTTAGAAATATTTAAATTATTCTCATATATTATTTAATTTTACACCATATTTAAGTTAAATATCTAAAAAGTAATATAATTACTGATAATTAAAATTGATTTTAAAAATATAGGCATATATTAGAATTATAAAATGAGTAATCTGAAATGTAAAACATTTTCTGAATTTTTAAAAATACATCAAATTAAGTCAAGTGATAATAGTAACAAACTAATTACTCATACAAGAATAGGAGGAGAAGATAAAGATGGAACAAAAATATGGGGTGGAAAATATCATGTTCCTGATGAAAATATGGATTTATTTTGGAAATTGTATTTTAAACATATTTATAAAAATAAAAATAATGAATATCTAACAGAATCTCAAGATAAAGAAAATGGTGGTCCTTTATTAATTGATTTAGATTTAAGATTTCCAGAAGAAATTACTGAAAGAAAGTACGAACAAGATGATATTATAGCCATACTTGAACTATTTTGTCAATCCCTTCAAGAATTATTCGATTTTAATGAAAAGATTGAATTTCCAGTATTTATATCTCAAAAAAAGGGTCCTGTTTGCAAAAAAGGTAAGGAAACAAAGGATGGCATTCATATGGTTTGGTGTATTAATATGAAACATAATATTCAGATGACATTGAGAAATATTTTAATGGATAAAGAAAAAAATGATATGAAAATTTTTTCAGATGAAGGTATTAATTGTGTCAATGATGTGAAAGATATATTTGATGAATCTATAACAAGTGGTAGAAATAATTGGCAGGTTTATGCTTCTAGAAAACCTAAATGTGAATCATATAAAATGAAATATGTCTTTAATATTACAATTGACAATGATGAATATAATTTTGAAATAAAAGATAAATCAGCATTTAATATTGAACAAATGTTACCAATTATTAGTTCAAAAAATAAAAATAATATAAAAATTTTAGATTATGCGTCTGTAAAACAAAAATATGTCCAGACAGCTGAAAATTTTAAAAGCAAAAAAAAAGTAAAGATACTTAAAAAAAAAAATTACACAAAAAATTTCTCTTTATCCTTATCCAATAATTTTATAGGTAATTTAAAATATCCTTCAAATATGAATGAATTAAATGGGGTCATTGATGAAACATTTTCTGTTTTGAATTTAAAAGATTATCATATTAAAACTTTACATCAAATTACAATGATATTAGATGATAATTATTTTAATCCTTTTAAAGAATGGATGGAAGTTGGTTGGGCATTACATAATACGGATAGTATTAATCTATTTTGGACTTGGGTAAAATTTTCAGCCAAATCTCAAAAATTTGAATGGCTTTCTATTCCAGATTTACATAAAAAGTGGAATGACATGAATGACGAAGGAAAAACATTTCGTTCAATACATTATTGGGCTAAAAGTATTAACCAATTAAAATATAAAGAAATTCTTGGTAAATGTATTGAAAAATTAGTTTATAAAACTCTACCGGGAGGGGGTAGTGATACAGATATTGCGATATTAGCTAAAAATTTATTTATGGGAGAATTTGCGTGTGTTAGTTTAAAAGAAAAAAAATGGTTTCAATATCATAAACATAGATGGAAAATTAGTGATAATGGCTATGGATTAAGAATTAGATTATCACAAGATATTGAAGGATTATTTCAAAATAGTGCCCAACAAGAGAAAGATAAAAGTACAAATGAAGAATATTCTGCCGGTGAAAGAGAAAATTTTCTACAAAATGCTTCCGCTTTTAATAGAATTGCTCAAAGATTAAAATCTCACAATCAAAAAAAGGCAATTATGGGAGAATGTATGGAACACTTTTATAATGATGAATTACAACAAAAAATGGATGAAAATAAAAATTTACTTGGATTTGACAATGGTGTTTATGATTTTACTGAAAAGTGTTTTAGAGATGGAAAACCTGAAGATTATGTTAGTTTCTCTACCAATAATGATTATGAATCATTTGATGAAAATAACAAAGAACATATCAAAATTAAAGATGAGATTGATGATTTTATGGAAAAAGTATTTCCTAATGAAAAATTAAGACAATATATGTGGGACCATGCTGCTTCTGCCTTAATTGGAGAAAATAGAAATCAAAAATTTGTTATTTATACAGGTGGTGGTGGTAATGGTAAATCTATTTGGGTTGATTTAATGAACGCAACATTAGGTGATTATGCTGATAAAATGAATATCGCATTAATTACACAAAAAAGAAAAGGCGTTGGAGGTCCTACCCCGGAAATTACTAAATTAAAAGGGAAACGTTTTGTCAGTATGGATGAACCGTCTGCTGGAGATGAATTAAATGAGGGTATTATGAAACAATTAACTGGTGGTGATGAAATTGAAGGTAGAGGTATGTATGCTAAAGAAATGATTAAATTTTATCCACAATTTGAACTTGTATGCTGTACTAATAGATTGTTTAAAATTAAATCTACAGATAAAGGAACATGGAGAAGAATTAGACAGGTTGATTATGTTAGTGAATTTGTAGATCCTGATGAATATAAATTAAAAAAAAGACAAGGATTAGTAGGTGATCCAGAAAAGCCTATTTATGTAAAAGATATGAAAATGAAAGATAGATTACCTCATTGGGTTAAAGTTTTTACAGCTTTATTAATTGAAATAGTTAATAAAACAGGAGGAATTGTAAAAGATTGTCCTATGGTCTTAGAAGCTTCTAAAAAATATGAAGCACAGCAAAATGTTTGGACTCAATTCTTTATGGAAAATATCAAAAAAGGCTGTGATGATGACAAAATTAAGAAAACAGAAATTAGAGACCACTTTAGTGAATGGTATAAAAATACATTTCATGAAACTCCTCCTAAATCTACAGAATTATATGACCAATTAGATAAAGTCTGTGGTAAAAGAAGAGGAAGAGGAGGTGGTTCTTGGTATGGTTGGAAAATCATCTATAGTTATGATGACGATGAAAATAGTGATAGTGATTAATAATAATATTCAAAAAAATTTTTTATTAATATAATTTATAATGGTTTGTACTAATTCATGCATTATTGCAGGAGCTTTCATATTTTCAAGCATTTTTATGACTTTTAGAGTAAATAAACAAACACTTAGTAATCCGTTATTTCAATTACTTAATCAAAATCAAAAACAAAAATACATCCAAATTACTGAAGAAAGAAAAAATATATATTTTAAAGGATTTGGGTTAGGGTTTATTATATCTATTTTGTCACTTTACATTCTTAATAATAATAAATTATTCAAAATGAATAAATTATCTAATATATGTTTCATATTATCCACTTCTTTTACTATCAATTACTTTTTTTATATTTTACACCCCAAAAGTGATTATATGATTAATCATTTATCCTCATTTAAAGAAAAACAAGCTTGGTTAAATATTTATAAAAAAATGCAATTTAATTATCATTTAGGTTTCTCATTAGGATTAATTGGCATGATATTTATTGGTAACTCATTTTGTTAATTTATATGAACATTCTCATACAAATTAATATTTCTACATATTTTTTTGTTTTCTCTCTTATTTTTCAACTTCTATTTTTTTTATTTGGAGAGAAATCTTCCTTGTTCTTTTCCTTCTTTTACGAGTTTTTCGATTTTTTCTATTTCTTGTCTTTCTTTTCCTTCCACCTCTTTTTCTTGTAAAGTAAATTTTATCTAATCTTTTACATTTCTCATTATATTTCAATAACTCATCAATAGACATCTTATAAAAAGCTTTCGGTGGTTCATATCTTTTTAAATTTATTTTCATAAATTTTATATTAAATTATATAAAATTTATATCTATTCTACCGAATCTACCATATTTTTAAACGGCCATTTACTCGCTAACGTATATACACCTATTAAAATACTCATTAATATAATACTTGTTATATAAATATTATCTATTTTATAATGCTCAAAATTTTCAAATATATAATCAAATAAACTTGGAATTTTTACTTGTTTATTTACTATTGGTAACTGAAATATTATACTTTTCATAAATATTAATGGAAATAAAATCATCATTGTTATCATTGGCCAATATCGAACATCATCAAACTTTTTCTTCCAAAATATTATCATTAATATAACTGTAAAAAATATCCAATATATAATACTTAAATAATATGATACATCTTTTATACTTTCATATTTTTTATCATAAAACCCTGTTATTCTATTTGATATAGCACTTTTACGTTCTTCAGTTACTACATCCTTATTTAATTTATTTTCATATTTTGTCTGGATTTTAGATAAAGAATCAAATTCTCCTAACCATGTAGAAGATGATAAGGCATGATTTATCGAATTTGTTAAACTTGATACTAATATTTCTATCTCTTTTTCTTTTAATTTCATTGATTCTTTCGCAATATTCTCATATCTATTTCTTTTTTCTTTATTACAAACAGCATCAGTATTACTCTCTCGACATATATCATCTTCCAATGTAATAATCCTATCATCTATTTTATTTTTTGTATTTTTCGCCTGTTGTAAATCTTGCACTTTTGTCATTATTTATATATATAATTATTATACATTAAAATAATGTTGAATAGTTTTCATAGTTTTTATTATTAGAAGGTTGAATTGTTCTTGAAAGTGTTTCGGGAATAATCATATTTGCAAATGAGTCTTTAGTGGCTGCGTCGGCTGCGGTTGTAACTGTTTTTATAAATCCTTTTGCAGCACATTGTGTATCTAAATCAAATAAACCTCTTCCTGAAGAACCGTCTCCATCTCTTTCTGGTTCATTTTTCATATATCTTGAATAATCAAATTTATTCCAATTATGATTTCTACGTTTAATATTCTGAAAAACTCTTCCTATAACAGAATATACTATTATACATATTATTAAAAATATTGCAAATACTCCCACACTTGAAGGGAAAAAGGGAATATTTGTCATTGCCATTAAAATTAATAATATTGCTAAAGTTCCATACACCACTACTTTTAATATATTTCTATGCGAACGATATCTATCATACTCCCATTCTCCTAATTTTGTTAAACGTTGTTTATTTAACTTATTATCTTTTAAAATTTCTAATTCTTTCTCTGATTCGGTTAATTGATGTTCTAATAATTTATAATTAGTTTTCTGATCCGTTAACACACGAGCATTACTAATTAATCCTGATTGTTCATCTTCATATATCGTCATTAAGGTTTTTAACGTGTCCTGGCGAGCTTTTTTTAATTGTTCTAATGAAGTTGAATATTCTGTTGCACTTCCTCCTCCCTTTGTTATTTTTTTATAAATTTCTCCCTCAATGGCAGTAATTCTACTCAATATTGTTGTGTAATATTGATGCTTTTCTGCTTCTGCACCTGATACTTGTGAATCAGTTGGATTTACCATTTATATATATAATACATCACTATAAAAATTTATTGTTTAATTTTTTGAATTACAAGTAACATTGTTAAAATTGCTAAACCTGACCATATATATAATTGCATTCTTTCACTTTTAATTCTTAATTCTACATCTTCCAATTGTGCTTCAGATGTTTTATTGTTATTTCCTCGCCCACTTAATTTATTTATTTCCACCTGAATATTACTATATTCAAGAAGTAAATCTTCCATATTTTTTTGGGGAGTTCCTTCCATTCCTTCCATTCCTTCATATCCATTTAATTTGTGTAATTGACTTCTTATTTTTTTTTTTATTTTTTCTATTCTATTTGATTCCGACTCAAAAGATTTTGCTGAAGTATCTAATTTATTATTTAAAGCTGATAAATCAGCATATTTTGTTTTAAAATCAAATTTTGTTGTATCTAATTCTTTCATTTTTCTTCTACCTTCAGCACACATACTTTTTAAACTTGTTGCATTCGCAGCTGTATTATTATAAGCTTCATCTATATCATTGCAATCTTTTATATTTTTACTTCGATTTGAACCACTTTGTCTAATAATTGCAGCTCCTCCAGAACCACCACCACATGCTGTGCAACCTTCTCTCTGTTCATTAGTTGCGGTATTTGATCCTATACCAGTGATATAACCATTCGAACATTTAGTTGCTGAAATATTACAATCTAATGTTTGCAAACTTCCATTACTATCAACATATGTATCATCATCTTTTGATGGCATTAATTCTGGTT